GCCCACGCTCGGCGGCACCACCTTCAGCAGCGCGAGGTTCGACTGATGGCGCACCCCAGTTCCGAGGCGCCGCAAGACGCCAATCCGGCCACCGTCGTATCTCGCGTGGGCAGCCTTGTCGACCGCGTGGTCGAGGCCTTCTCGCCCGCCGCCGCCGTGCGCCGTGCCGGTGCGCGCCAGGCGCTCGACGTGCTGGCCAGTGGCCGTGCCCACGAATCGAGCAGCCCGAGCCGCCTGCGCAAGTTCTTCACCGATGGACTCGGCCCCAATGGCATCGTGCTGCAAGGCGCCGCCCAGTTGCGCGCCCAGGCCCGCCACATGGAGCGCAACAACGATGTCGCCCGAGGCATCCTGCGCACCATGGTCAACAACGTGGTGGGGCCAACCGGCATCGGCATCGAGCCGCAGCCGCGCCGCAAGGATGGCAGCATCCATGAGGAATATGCCGCCCAGCTGCGCGAGCTGTACCGAGACTGGGTGCAAAAGCCCGAGGTCACCGGCCTGTTCCACTGGTCGGCCGCGCAGCGCATGGCATGCCGCGCCTGGCTCCGTGACGGCGAGGCCTTCGCGCAGGAGCTCATCGGCCCGGTTCCGTACCTGTCGCACGGCACGCGCGTGCCCTACAGCCTGGAGCTGTTCGAATCCGACATGGTGCCCCTCACGTACTCCGAGGGCGACCGCGTGCAGCAGGGCATTGAACGCAACGCATGGGGCCGTCCCACCTCGTACTGGGTCTATCGCTCGCACCCGATCGAACCGGGCGGGCCCATCATGCTCAGCCGGCAAGACCTCAAGCCCATCAGCGCCGACCGCGTCATCCACCTGGCGCTGCGCGACCGCATCGGCCAGATGCGCGGCATCACCGAATTCGCCTCCATCATCGCCCGCCTGGAGGACATCAAGGACTACGAGCAGTCCGAGCGCATCGCCGCCAAGGTGGCCGCCAGCCTCACGGCCTACGTCAAGAAGACCAGCCCTGACGGCTACGACGCCAGCAATCAGTCCCTCGACGAAGAGGGCCGGCCCATCGGGCGCGACATGCGCATGTCTCCCGGCATGATCATCGACGGACTGTCCGTCGGCGAGGAAATCGGCCTCATCGACAGCAAGCGACCCAACCCCAACGTCGTCACCTTCCGTCAGGGCCAGCTGCGCGCCGTGGCGGCCGGCGTGGGTGCCAGCTACAGCAGCATCGCCAAGTCGTATGACGGCACGTTTTCTGCCCAGCGGCAGGAGCTGGTGGAGCAGTGGATCAACTACGCCACCCTCACCGACGAATTCACCGGTCAGTGGGTCCAGCCCGTCTGGAACGGCTTCGTGCGCGCCGCCGCGCTGTCGGGTGTGGCGCCCGTCCCGCGCGACGTCAAGCCCGGCACCGAGAACGACGCGCTCTACATCGCCCAGGCCATGCCGTGGATCGACCCGATGAAAGAGGCCGAAGCCATGGCCGCTCTGGTCAAGAACGGCTTCGCCTCCGAGGTCGAGGTCATGCGCAAGCGCGGCGTCAACCCGCGCGACCTGCTGGAGCAGGTCACCCAGTGGCGCAAGGAAACGGCTTCCCGTGGCCTCGTCTTCTCCAGCGATGCGGCCAACGATGCGGCCCGCAACGGCGCAGCGCCTGCCGCAGCACCTGCGCCCGGTGGCAGCGACCCGGCTGCGCCCGGAGGGGCCTGATGACGACGGGCACCGCTCATCGCGCCGTGCGTGACGCGGTCGTGGCCGTGCTGGAGGCTGCGCCGTCCATCGCCGATGGTGGCATCCGTGCCAACCGGCGCCGGCCCATGGCGCAGCAGCATGCAGCGCAGGTCTTCGTCTTCCTCGAAGACTCCATGCCAGAACGCGGCGGCATCCTCGGCGCCCCCATCGACTGGCAGACCCGCATCCGTGTGGAGTGCGTGGCCCGTGGTGTGCCGGGCGTCATCACCGCCGAAGACGCCGCCGACGACATCGCCCGCGAAGTCTTCGCCCGTCTGCAGCGAGACATCACCCTCGGCGGCCTGCTCATGGACCTGGTCCCCCAGGGCATGAACTGGGTGGAGGACGAATCCGACACCACCCTGGCGGCCTGCCAGCTCATGTTCCAGCCACTGCACCGCACCAACGCCAACAGCATCGCCGCGCAGTCCGTGGCCAACCTCTTTGCCCTGCTGCTGGAGAGCGGCGACCGCCTGCTGCTCGAAAGCGGCGATGCCCTGATTCTGGAGTAGCCCTACCATGGCCGATACGAAGACTTCCAACCTCCCCGCCGCCACGGCCCTCACCGGCGCTGAGCTGGTGCCCGTGGTGCAGGGTGGTGCCACCAAGCAATCCACTACGCAAGCCATTGCCGACCTGGCGGCCAGCGGCACCACCGACCTGTCCGTCACCCGCACCAGCACCGCCGTCACCGTGGCCAGCAGCACCGGCACCGATGCCACGCTCGCCGCCGCCGACGCCAGCAACGCCGGCGTGATGACCGCCGCGCAGGCCATCAAGCTCGCCGGCCTGCCGTCCAGTGCGGATGCAGCCGGCACGGCCGCGACGGCCGTCTCGGCACACGCCGGCGCCAGCGACCCGCACGGCGACCGGGCCTACGCTGCCGCGCAGGATGCCGCGCACGTGGCGGCATCTGACCCGCACGCTCAGTACGTGCTGGAGAGCACCATCGGCGCCGCAGGGGGCGTCGCACCCCTGGACGGCACGAGCAAGGTCGCCGCGGTCTACCTGCCCAGCTACGTGGATGACGTGATCGAGGCGGCAAACTTCGCCGCGCTGCCGGGCACCGGCGAGTCCGGGAAGATCTATGTCACGATCGACAGCGGCAAGACATGGCGCTGGGGCGGATCGGCCTATGCCGAAATCAGCGCATCGCCTGGCAGCACGGACGCGGTGACCGAAGGGGCGACGAACCTGTATTTCACGGTGGCGAGGGTTCGGGCTGCGGTGCTGACGGGCCTGTCGTTGGCGACCGCTGCCGCGATCGATGCCGCCGATACGGTGCTGGCCGCGCTGGGCAAGTTGCAAGCGCAGATCACGGCCAACCTGTCGACCTTGACCGGGCACACCAGCAACACCAGCAACCCGCACGGGGTGACCCTGGCGCAGGTCGGCGGCGCGGCGAGCGGTGCAGTAACTGCATCTGGTCTGACGATGGGGACGGCCAAGTTGCTCGGGCGCAGCACCGCCAGCACGGGGGGTGTGGAAGAGCTCACGGTAGGTTCGGGCCTTTCATTAGGCGGCGGGACACTGACCGCGACAGGCGGCGGTGGCACTCCGGGCGGATCGTCTGGCGCGGTGCAGGGCAACACCTCGGGCGCATTCGCGGCCATCCCTGGGTTGATGTACAACACCACGACGGGTGCTCTGACGTATGACGGCGGGACAGTCACAGCCGATACTCCGATGCTGACGCTTCAGCAAAACTGGAACAACGGCGCGGTCAACTTCACGGGCTTAACGATCAAGGGGATCGGGGCGAACGTCGCGTCGCCGCAGTATTTCCAGATTTATGGCGGATCGACCCCGAACAGAATCTTCAGCGTCGGCTGGAATGGTGCGACGGTAATCGGGGGTACGCTTGACATCGTCGGGGCCATGCAGATTGGTTCCGCGCCCACCGGGAGCGTGCTGAATTTTGGTCAAGGGTCCGGGTTCAGGACAACTGACACAACGTCGGTAAATCTGCGTGACGGAACCAACAGCGCCTATTCTGATTTGCGCCTCCGAAGCCTGATCGGCGTCGGAGGGCTCGCCACAGGCGTGGTCGCCAAGACCTCCAGTTACACCGCCACCACCAGTGATCACACGATCACTGTGGATGCCTCGGGCGGCGCGGTGACGATCACCGGATTCGCCTGCGCCAGCAATGCCGGAAAGCGCCTCACGATTAAAAAAACCGACAGCAGCGGCAACGCCGTCACGTTCGACCCGAATGCCAGCGAGACGGTGGACGGCGCCAGCAGCAAGGCAGTCAGCACGCAATACGCCGGTTTCACGGTGCAGGTCAACGAAGCCGCCACCGCGTGGTGTGTCGTCGCAACCTTCTAAGGATTAATATTATGGACGAAAAACTCTACCTCAAGCTGGCCAACCAGATCGAGCGCCAGTCCCCCGAGCTGGCCGCCTACGATGCGCAGATTGCCGCCCAGCAGGCCATCGTCGATCCGCTGCAGGCCGCGGTGGATGCCGCCGACAGCGCCGCGCAAGCTGCCCAGGCCGATCTGGACGCGCTGCTGGCCACACTGCACGCTGAGCAGGCCCAGGCCAGCGCCGCGCAGCAGGCCGTCGACGCCGCTGGCGATGCCGACCCCCAGGCCCTGGCCGATGCGCAGCAGGCGCTGGACGCCGCGTTGCAGGCAGTCGCATCCCTGGCGCCCGGCATCGACGCCGCCACCACCCAGCGCAACGCCACCGCCGACGCGCTCGCCACCGCCCGCACCGCGCTTGGCGCACCCGCAACCGTGCTGGCCGACCTGCAGGCCCGCGCCTCGGCTGTCCGCGCCTCCATCGCGCAGTGCCAGGCCGCCATTGATGCGGGCGGGCTC